TAGAAGCCTCTATAGCCGACTGTTCCCAATCGGTTTCGCTTGTTGCTTTCTTGAGGGCTATTTCTGCGTTTGCCTTTTGGATAGCGGTCTTACCGTCTATGTAACTACTAGCAAGACCACTGATTGCGGATACTATGGGACCAATCATACTTCTTTATGGCCCACTGCGAAATACGCACCTACCAAAGCCGAAAGAGCAAGGTACTGTGCCATAAGGATACTTTCAGCCTCTGCCATTCTTGAGGGGTCATATATGGTTGCAGCGGTACAGAACAGCATCATGCCCATAGCACCCCAACACATATGCCTACGGTTTGCTTGGTACGTCTTCATGTCTAGGTGTTGTCGTTCTTCAAGTGTCATTGGATTACCTCTGTTATTTCATTGCCCACAGGACAAAGCCAATTATACCAACAACCATAATGCCTAAAATCACAGACGCGCCCACGGTTGCCGCTGCTTCTACTTCTTCCCTACGGGCTTCTGCTTCCCGTCTTTCTCTGGCTTTGCGGTGTTTTTCCGCAAGTGCTTGTTCTCTTTGGAGTTTAAGTATGTCTTGCCACACGTTATATCCGAAGCGGCCTATGATTAACTCTTGGGCCTCTGCAATCGCCTCTTTTGCCATTTCTCTTTCAAGGATAATTTGAGTAGCCGATTGGCCTGTACGTTTTGCTTCTTGCTCTTGTTTTTTAAGTTGATGCGCTCCTGTAAATAGCCCATCGATATCTTTTGTTAATGCTGAGATATCTTTAGCGGTCTTTGCAGCGGCTCTAAAACTTTCAATGCTTTTAACGACAAGTGCTGCACCAGCTATAAGTTCCGCAACCATCTTCCTACTGCCCTTCAAAAAGTTAACTCAGTTAATTATTTTGCGGCTACCATTAGGTCGATTGCTCCCCTGATTGCCTCTAAGTTTGCATCAATACGTGCCATTGTTACCGCTTGGTGATGTGCGGTAGATTCCATAGCTCCCATGCGGCTTGCCATTGCGGTGATATCGTGTCGGTTGCTTTCAACATCTTTAACCAGCCCACTAACTGCCCACACTATTGCGGCCCCCTGTCCCGCCAAGGCTAGGACAACGGTTAACCCGTTCCATTCATTTAGTTTCATCTTTAGTAAACCACCGTTTCTTCAGTATTAACCATCTTGGGGATGCAGTAAGCTAATCCAAAATGCTCTTGGGTTTGTAGGGTTCCATAGCGACGAACCGCCTCTCTAGCATAGTAGAGACACGCCTCGATTTTATAGAAGTGCATGGGGGGTTCTATGAGATTACCGCCCACGTATAGCATGAGGGCAAACACATGGGTCATGTTGTTGTTGTTAGCTAGGGGCCACCGGCCACGTTACGCTTGTCGGAAAACCCTCTGCCGCTGGCAAGTCTCGCAAGGCTTGTCTATATGTTGCCCATGCAGACTTATCTACAGGAGCGTCATCAACCTGTGTCCAATCCGATGTCACAAGTAGTCCATCACGTTCTTCACGTATTTCTTCTTCCGTAAATACGCTAACAGGTGGGCTGAAGGTTGTTCCATTAAATAAATAACCTATTCCAACACCTTTTGGGCAAAGCACCCAATGTTCTGCAAGTTTATTGTCAGATAGAATTGTGTTGGAAACAACACCATCAGTTATTTCTGCATAAATAGTCATGTTATTTCCCTTAGAATGTAATGATTGTTACAAGGCCACCAGAACCAGAACCGCCAGTAGTATTACCACCAGCACCCCCAGCCCCAAAACCTACGCCATTACCGCCCTGCCCATTACCACCAGTTCCTATGATGCCAAACGTGCCATTAGTTGTAGCATTTCCACCTTTACCACCAGTTCCCCTTTGGACAGTATCGAAACTAAGACCAGCAATAATATTAGTAATGTTGTTAGTTTGTTGAGTGGCAGTAAGTGCTGGTGCGGTAGCATGGTAATTAGCCCCATTGATGTAAGACTGTCCACCTTTGCCACCTAAAGTATGTAAGATAGCTCCTACAGAGGTAGTGCCGCCATTACCACCGGCAGATGCGCCAGATGAACCCGTGCCGCCGGCCGCGACAGTTACGGATAAACTAGAAGGCATGTCTGAAGCTAAAATAGTTTTAGATATACCCTGAGCACCGAGTCCTCCGCTACGGTTTGTGCCATCTAGTTTACCACCGCCGCCACCTCCACCTATTGCATAAACAAGACATACTGTTCCAGATGAAGGCTTATTCCAAGTTCCACTACTGGTAAATGTTTGCACATCGCTTGCACTACCACTACTAACACCAGTTAATCCAGAACCATCACCAGCGAAGGCTGTGGCTGTGACTGTGCCTGTTACGTCAATTCCAGTGTTAGTGGTGGCGAGTTTGGCAGCGTTGTCGTAGTAAAGAGAAACTGCGCCGTCTTTAACAAAACGAGCCATGTATTCTGTCGGTGATGAGCCTTTAAGGTCAATAGTTGTACCATCAGTGTCAATAACTAGGATGCCAGTACCTTTGTCTCGGATGTAACTATTTGACCCATCGTGAAAAATTTGTAAGTCAGAGCCAGCACCCATCAATATTTTAGCATTATCAGGAAACAAAATATTCCCACTGGCGTTAATACGCATACGTTCCGTTGCACTATTCCCTAGTGGGGCACCGCCCAGAAACCTCATTTGTCCATCTGCCGTAGCGATAATATGACTACCTGTGCTAGCGCCCGTGTTCCCAAGAGAAATTTGACCAAAAGCACTGTCGCTCGTTCCACTAGCAACTCTAGCCAATCCGTTAATTACGGTATTGTTAGCAGTAAGTGTGCCGCTGACAGTTGCACCACCAGATATATCCAACGTAGCAGCGTCTAGCTCGCCAGTAATCGTCAGATTGCGCGCACCGCTGATGTCTTTGTTTGCATCGACAACCATCGCTTTGTTTGCTGCTACGGTGCCGTTGGTAATCCCCTCCACTTTTGCAACATCTGTAGCACTAGCAGCCGCTGATGCCGCTGAATTTGCAGCCGCTGATGCAGATGCCGCTGCATTTGTTGCGTTAGTCGCCGCTGCCGACATAGTTGGGGCCACACCAGCAACCGTTGCGATATCCGCAACCACACCAGAGGCACTAAGGGTTGCCATGTTTGCAATGTTTGCTGAAGTGCCTAGAGCCGTTATCTCTGTAGCTTTCCCAGCCACAACACCAATATCGGTAGCATTATTTGCAACAGTAGTAATGTTTGAGGCGTTACCTGCCACACTGCTTATGTTTGAATTTATACCAGCGACTGTGGTTACGTCTGATGAAATCCCTGCGACTGACGCAATGTTTCCAACGACACCGCTAGCTGCCAGTGTGTCCATGTTCGACACGTTCCCAGACGTTCCTAATGCGGCAATCTCGGTGGCTTTACCAGCAACCGTATTGACGTTGGTTATGGCCCCAGCAACCGTATTGACGTTACTGACGGACCCCGCCACGGTGTTTAAGTTCGTGGTGTTTAGGTTGTTTAGTTGTGTTTTGTCACTTGTAGATAACCAAGTGTTTTCTAGGTAATCTTTGGTGACAGCATCTTGGGCATTTGTGGGGTTTGTTACGTTCTTAATGGGTTTGCTTTGGGCTTCCCACTTACCATCGGTATCTAGGATAATCGACTGTGCCGCTGTGTCTGCGGCTTCCTGTGCGATAAAGAAAATCTGGTCAGCGGAATTATCCAAATCGGCTTCCGAGAGAACGGACCCATCCTGAAAATCTACAACCCTAGTTGCCGAAGGTGTTGTACGGCTAATCCTTATGACTGCACCGTTTGCAGGGTGACTTACAAAGACAATAGATTGTGTGGTTGCAAAGCTCCAATGGGTAGTTAGGGTTTGCGTTACACCGTCTACAGTCACACCTATGTCTGTCTGGTTGAGATAAGGGAAACTGAAGGCTAGAGTCTGACTAGCAGACCCATTGGATGTTATTTCTACATATGAATTTGGCATGTTTGTTACCTATTAGTTTCCATTAAGCGCGTTCCCGCCCTATCGTTTATTTTCCTGTTGCGTACTTCGGAAGATAACT